ATACAATTGAATACTCTAAGCGCTTAGAGGTAACGTTAACACTTATCTCTTTTTATTTTAATTACAATGGCTTTTCAAAGTTCTGTTAATCCTGCACAGCTCACTCGTGGTGGTCAGCTTAATGCTGCCGGTGACGCTCGTGCTCTTTACCTGAAACTGTTTTCGGGTGAAATGTTCAAAGGCTTCCAAAATAACACGATTGCTCGTGACCTTGTTATGAAGCGTACGCTGAAGAACGGTAAGAGTCTTCAGTTCATCTACACAGGTCGTACCAGTGCTGAGTACCATACTCCTGGTAACAGCATCCTTGGTGATGGTGACGGTCGTCCGCCAGTGGCAGAGAAGACCATCACTTGTGATGACCTTTTGATCTCCAGTGCATTTGTGTACGAACTCGATGAAGTTCTGTCTCACTATGATCTGCGCTCTGAGATCTCCCGCAAGATTGGTTATGCTCTTGCTGAAAAGTATGACCGTCTGATCTTCCGTGCTCTTGCAAAAGGCGCACGTCAAGCATCTCCTGTCGTCAAGGCTGGTACTCCTGCCACTATGCGGGAACCCGGTGGTACCCAAATTCAAGTGGGTGCTACTGCAGATAAGGCTTTCGATGCAACATCTCTGGTCTCTGCTTTCTATGATGCAGCTGCTGCCATGGATGAAAAAGGCGTGTCCCAAGATGGACGTGTTGGTGTTCTGAACCCTCGCCAGTACTATGCTTTGATTCAAGCAGTTGGTACCAACGGACTGGTAAACCGTGACGTTCAAGGTACTGCTCTGCAGTCCGGTCAAGGTATCATCGAAATCGCTGGTATCAAGATCTACAAGTCCATGAACATTCCGTTCCTGGGTAACTACGGTATCAAGTATGGTGTGTCTGGTGGTCCTGCCAACCCTGGCAACACCGGTGATTTTGTTGGTAACAACGACGAGCTGGAAGACGGCGGTGGCGTGACCGGCATGAACAACAACTACGGTGAGCAAGCTGCCTTCGATGCTTCCTGCGGTCTGATCTTCCAACGTGAAGGTGCTGGTTGTGTTGAAGCTATTGCTCCTCAGGTGCAAGTGACTTCCGGTGATGTCTCCGTGATCTATCAGGGTGACGTGATCCTGGGTCGCCTGGCTATGGGTGCTGACTTCCTGAACCCTGCTGCTTGCGTTGAACTGTACGCTGGTGCTTCTGCTGATGCAGCCTTCGGTACCACGTATCCTGCTAACGCTTGATATTGAGCTTTACTTGACAACTACCAAGTAACTATCGTCGCAAACTTTGGGGACCTTCGGGTCCCCTTTTTTTATATCTATTCGACATGTCTTTTCCTACTTATGCTGTGTCCACAGAACTGGATGCTGTAAATCAAATACTTAGCTCAGTGGGACAGGCTCCTGTCACCACGCTCAATCTACAGAACCCTGAGGTTGCCATCCCTGTAAACACTCTCCGTGAAGTCAGTCGTATGGTCCAACTAGAAGGATGGACTTTTAATGTTGAACGTAAGGTGGCAATGCAACCTGACAGTAATACTAGTATGATTCCTTATCCTACTAACATTCTGTCAATGGATGCCAACGAAGAGAAACATTACGGAAAGTACGATCTTGTACGACGTGAGGGTTTCTTGTATGATCGGTATAACCATACCTATAAGTTTACCGAAACTATCTATGCTGATGTTGTCTATTACTTTGATTACCAACACCTGCCTCCTGCTATCCAAGCTTACATCACTGCACGTGCTGCACGTATGTGTGCTGTAAAGATGGTTGGTGATGCAGCGTTGAATCAAATGCTGATGGAACAAGAACAACTGACCCGTGCTTATGCACTGGATGACGAGTGTAACCAAGGTGACTACAACATCTTTGGTTTCCGTGACGGAGAAAACTATTACCAAAGCTATCAACCCTTCCGTGGACTTATGAGGCAATGAGCAGTATTACCCAAAGAATCCCAAATCTTTTAGCTGGTATTTCCCAGCAACCTGACAACAGAAAACGTCCTGGTCAAGTAAAGGATGCAGTCAATGTATATCCTGACTTTACTTTGGGTATGCTCAAGCGTCCTGGTTCTAAGTTTGTATCTAACCTTCATGGTGCAAACTTAACTGACAGTGCTAAATGGTTCCACATCTTGCGTGATGAGCAAGAGAAATATATTGCACAGTATGCAGATAATGTGTTCCGTGTGTGGAGTCTTATTGATGGTGGTGTCCGTGTTGTTGACATGGGTACCAACACAGGTGTACCTGGGACATGTAATATAGCAACTTTAAAAACTAAAGCCAGCGACCTAAACACTGCTGTAGCTTTGGTGGGGACAAAACTTGACACACTGCGTGAAAAAGAAGACACCTTAGCTGCTGTAACCGCTGGTCAAAACACAACAGTTACTAAGTTGTTTAGTGTATCTAATACATATACTGTTGATGTAGAAGAGACTCTTGAATCTGGTATCCTTGAAAACTTTAGTGGACAATATCTTGTTAAAAATAATGGAACAATATTAACAAGAGAAGCTTTGTCTGTAAGTGTAAAGAAGAACGCTTTTAATTTAACTAACACTGGCAGTACAACTAATATCGCAACTACTTCAAGCGGTACAGGTACAGGGATTACTGTTGATATTACATTTGCTCAGGTTGGTGGCACAAGTAATTACAAAATTGATACGGTTTCAATTAACACTAATGGGACAGGTTATTGGGATGGTGAAGTGCTTTCTTTAGATGGTTATCCAGATGTAACATTAGCTGTAACAGGTGTAAGTAAAGGATCTGAGCGTACAAATCAGTACCCATTAATTGCTAGTCAAGGTTACCGTATCTATGAATTGCAGCAACCTGTAGCAGCAACTCACACCGCTGCTCAACTGCAGACTGCAAAAGGTGAATATGATGATGCTAAATCCCATGCTACTAACATCGGGTACGATGAAGCTGTAGCGGATGTTGAGACAGCTTTAACTGGTAAGCGTGCTGTTTACGACGCCGATGTCGCTAACTGTGCAATTACAACTGTACCAAGTAACGCATATCTAAAGGATGCTACTGCAGATGATCTAGAGTTTTTGACAATCAACGATTATACGTTTGTACTGAACAAAGCTAAGACTGTCAGTATGACTACTGATGAATCTCCATCAGAAATACATGATGGTTTTTTCTACATCAACACTTATGATTCAAATTCACACTATTCAGTTATCCTCACATACAAGGACAACGATGATGTAGAAAGAACAGAAACTTTTACAACGAATACTCAAAACAATTCACATAATGATATTGAAGACGTAGTAGCTTTTTTGGCACAGGAAATCAATCAAGCCGTTGCTGCCAATACTGCTGCACAACACTACGAGAGTAATAACGCAGATTTTACCGCAACAGTAGTAGGACCTGGTGTTTATTTGAAAAGGTTTACTGATACTTTAACTGTCACCAATTCAGCTACTACACACTCTGATGGACAAGAATACAATATACCTACAACCGGAGGTACTGGTACTGGCCTCAGAGTTAATTTGTTAGTTGCAGGTGGTGTTGTAACTAAAGCGACTATTGCACAAAAAGGATCTGGTTACACAAATGGTGATGTCATTGATGTTGATGACAGTTTTTTTGCATCTACACAGTTAACTTATAACGTAAGTACAACAACACCTGAATTTTCTATTTCAGTCAACGGTGGTACAACTGCTAACGCTATATACGGATTCACTGACAGTGTGCCTAACACTTCTTTCCTTCCAAGCCAAAGCGTCAGCGGACACGTTGTAAAAGTCATCAATACTACAGATGTCGATATTGACGACATGTATGTACAGTTTGAAACTACTGCAACTTCAGAGAATACTGTAGCATCGTCAGGTGTAGGTAGTTGGGTTGAAACCATTGCACCTGGATTAAAGTATAAACTTGACCCACTTACTATGCCGCACCAGCTTGTACGTCAAGCTGATGGATCATTTAAATATGAACCTGTCACTTGGATTAATAGGCTTGTAGGAGACAAAGACACTAACCCACTACCTACATTTGTAGGACAAAAAATTTCAAACCTTTTCTTTTATCGTAACCGACTAGGCTTCTTGTCTAACGGTAACGTTATTATGAGTAAAGCTGCTGACTACTTTAACTTCTTCAACACGTCAGCACAAGTCGCTACTGATGACGATCCTATTGACATCTCTGCTGTTGGTACACGTCCTGCTTTCTTGAATCATGCACTACCTACTGCAGTTGGTTTGGTGTTGTATGGTAGCAGTGAGCAGCACATGCTGAGTACTGACTCTGACTTGTTCAGTCCTAAAACTGTAAAGATCTCTAGACTTAGTAGCTACGAAACTGACGAAAAGATTCAACCAGTTTCCGTTGGTACATCACATGCGTTTGTGTCTAAGACACCGCTGTACACACGTTTGTTTGAACTGCTTGACATTAACAGAGATCGTCCTCCGTTGATGAATGACGATACTGTTGTTGTACCTGAACTTGTACCAGTAAGTGTTGACAGCATGGCAGCTTCTTCTGCTTTGTCGTTGATCTCTCTTGGTGCTAAAGGTACAAACGACTTGTATCAATTTAGGTTCCTTAGTTCATCACGTGATAAACGTGAACTATCGACATGGTATAAATGGAAGACCACTACAAAAGTGTTGCACCAATTCTTTGATGCAAATACATTCTATGTGATTGGTAATACTGATAGTGAGGGTGCTATTGAATCCTATGACATGTCTCAATCTAGTGAGGAAGGTTTCCTAACTATTCCTACTGGTGAAAAAACTGATGTGTGTTTGGATTTGTTTTATGTAAATCCACACAGAGAAATACACAGCACTTTACAAATAGTAGATGCTGATATAACCTCTGCAGATGGACTTGTAACATGGGCTAGCTCTGAATTTGGTAGTTTAGTTATAGCATACCGCATTGTAAGCAACAAAATTACTGAAGCTTATGTCGTTACTGACGAGCCAACTTTAGCAGATGGTACTTTGGTTGGACCTGATTCTAGGTTTAAATACATTAAAAATACTAACACTAGGGTTTATTTACCTTACTCAAAACTGTCTGATAAAACTTTAGCGGCAGTAGTGTTAGGTGCTTCTAACGGTGCTGTGTTGTATCCAAATGTTTTGAGTAACAATACATTTGAATTGCCTGGTGACTACCGTGGTACTGACATTGTAATCGGTTACAACTATGACATGGAGCTTACACTACCCAAGTTATATGTGTACCAACAGGATGGTGAGTCAGTACGCAATGATCCTGAATCTAACCTAATCTTACATAGACTACGTGTGCAAACTGGACTAAGTGGTCCGGTGGATTACCAAATTAAAATTGATGGTCTTAATGACTACACACATACTGCTAGTGTAACTATGCCGTATGAATATGAAATTGGTGAAGTCAACATGCAAGCTAATGCAACACATGTTGTACCTATCTACCAACGTAACGATAACTTAAACATCACTATTAAAGGCACGACACCTTTCCCTGTATCCCTACTTGGTTTCGATTGGGAAGGTAAGTATAATTCACGCTTCTACAGGAGAATCTAAATATGCCAATTGGGACTATTATGGGAGCTGCTTCTTTTGGACTAAACTTACTAGGGTCCAACCCTTTTGGTATGTTTGGTCCTACTGCAGCAGACCAAGAAAACGAACGCCGTAGGATGGCAAACCGTGCAGCACAACTGCAACGGTCACAGATGAATGAAACGATCCGCCTTCGTAATCAATTGAAGGCTGATCGATATAAAGTTAATCTACAAATGTATGATGCGCAGCGAGCATTTAATGCTGATGCTGCACAACATGCTTTTAGTAATATTCAAAGCAATGCTGTTGAACAGAAGCGTAGCTTAGACTTTGCTAGGCAACGTGGTCGTCAACAGCATCTTGCTGCACTTGGTGCTAACATTGCAGCAGGTGAAGGACGAGGACGTAGTTTTGAACTTGCTAACTTAAAGAATGTTAGTGGTAGATTTTACCAGAACATGGCTGAACTAGCTATGACAGAGCGTGGTATTGACATGAAGGTTATTGATGATCTTGCTAGTACTGCACGTCAATGGTATGGTGCAGATCTACAAGCTTGGTCTAACGTGGCTATGTCTCCGTATATGGAGCAATCATTGCCTCCTGCTATGAATATGCCTATGGTCAGCCAAAGTTCTGCTGGTGAATGGTTAAAGATTGGACAAGCTGGTCTTAGTGCTTACCAAGCATTTAAACAGTTTAGTCCTCCTACTAATCCACTTAGTGGTGGTATCAGTACACCTACCAATATGGGATCAATGGGAAACATTGGTTCTTCTGGGTTTCAACTTAATATGGATCTTGGATCACTTATCTAATGAACGAATTAAATCTGGAATCACAATTTAGAGCTTCGCAACTAAGCCAAGGCTTTAACCCGGTAAAAGCTCCTAATGTGGATCCGCTTCTAAGGGAGCGTCAACAAGATCAACTCAATGAACTGTCTAATGTACAGAAAGCTGAGTTGCAAAATATTGAAACAAAACAAAATATCCAAAAGTACGACCAATTAATTCAAAACGAAAACGTACAAAAGTTGTCACAGTTTTCCGATACTCTTTGGAAAGCTGGTCAGATGTTTGCCAAAGAATACATCAAAGGTCGTATTGCAAAAACAACCGAAGAGTTCTATCAAAACAAAGAACAACGTGAACAAGCACGTGCTGGTTACGTTGAGCAAGAGCAAGGTGCTAGTGCACTACATACCCAATTCCAACTTGCTGCAGTAGATTCTACCAAAGCAGGTGCTCCTTATGAAGTCAGTAAAGAGTTGGAGCGTCGCTCTGGTTGGGATCAATATCAATATGCTATCTTAACTGCTAAAGAAGCTGCAGCTAACTTTGAATCAATTGCTGAAGATCGTCTTAAAACAGATAACACTGTTGTCAATTATGTCGATCAAAATGGTAATCAAAAACAAGTAGCAATTAACAGCCAACTAAAGACACGGCAAGAACAGCAAATTGTCATGTCACGTATCCGTCAAGACTACATGGCAGATACAGGCTTGTCGTTGATCAATCCTGGCTTACTTGCTGAACATGCTTTCCCTACCATCGATGAAGCAAGTCTTAAATTAAACAAAGCTGCTGAAAAGGGGTATGCCATTAATCGTGGTTATATTGACAGGGAATCTGCTTTTGGTGTTCTAGAGGATACTTACAAAACCAATCAATTTGCTGCTAGTCAGTACCTCAATTCAGTAGCGATCACACCTGATCAAAATGGTAAGACTATTGGTTATCCTGGTGCACACAATAAGTTCTTTGAAGAACTGACTGCTTTGTACAAATCTAACCCTGAAGCTGCTGATGCAATCTTAACGCAATACGAAAACATTGAATTGAATGGTCGTAAGTTTTCTACGCTACAACGAGATCGTATTGATGACTTTAAAAAAGCAATCTACAATGCTCAAAAGATTGAGCGTGAAAACGAACTGTACGATAAAAAGATTGTTGCTGAAGATGCAATCAGAAAAGGTATTGAGTACCTTCAATCTAGAGGTGATTACACAGAAGGTGATGTTGCCGATTTGATTAGACGTGGACAAGAGTTGTATGCTCAAGCTGGTATTGCTTGGAGTGCACCTGAAGCTTTGCAAAACCTATGGCAAAATGCTAGTATGGGTGGTGCTGAGCTAGACGAACGTCGTAAACGTCTTAAGCTTCTTGAACAGCGTCATGCACTTACACCTGAGATTCTTGAGAAAGAGCATCCTATCCTTCAAAAAGAATTTGAGCAATCTACAGCAAGACAGCAAAAGATGCGTGAAGGTTTCCATGGGGATCATTTGAAAGACATTGAAACTCTAGTTAAAAGGAATCCGTATGTAACTGCTAAAGGTGTCGATGTTCTTGGTGGTAATGTTATTGTTACGGACCTACAACGTAAATACATGTCACGTGTCAATGAACTAATTGAAGGTGGTATGGATCGACGTGCGGCTGCTGATAAAGTACTACTTGAAATTAACAATGAATTTACTGAAGGCATTAAAAATCAAAAGAGCAGGTACTACTATGATGTACAAGGTGGTGGCTTTTCTCAATACTTTGGACAAGCAGGTGCAGGAGCCTTTGGTTCAGTACGTGCCACTAAGGATAAACTAAACACTATCCATAATCTTTATAGTACACTCGGACAACGAGCACTGACTTCACCAGAGATTATTGGTAGCCGTGAAGAGATCATTGCAATGCGTAATAGGTTCCAAGCACAAGGAGAGATCTCTGAACGTGTACAACTTGTAGCCAAGATGCTACACGCTAATCCTATGCAAGT